TGAGTGTTCCAACACTGCCCACCCCCAGTGCTTCGACAATGGGTAAGATTTATTTCGTGCCGTCGGCTGATCCAAAGACACAGAACGTGAAGGATGAATATATCACCCTGAGCGTAACAGAAGGCGGTGAGACTACTTATAATTGGGAGTGCATCGGATCCACCACCATTGACCTGTCGAACTACTACACCAAGGCGCAGACCGACACGCAGATTGCATCGGCTCTCAATAATGCACTGGCCGCTTATTCGACCACGACGCAGGTAGGCACGATGATCTCCAGTGCCATCAACTCAGCCCTTGCTGCCTATGCCACCAAGGAGTATGTGAGCAGTCAGGTGCAGGAGTATGCCGGTACATTCCGTGGTACTTACGACACCATCGCCGACCTCGAGGCCACCACCGGCAACCACCACAACGACTATGCCTGGGTGAAGGTGACAGACTCGGACGGTGACAACGATTACGACCGCTATAAGTATAACGGCTCAGCGTGGGTGTTCGAGTACCGATTGAATAACACCCACTTCACCGCCGACGAGCTCGCCAGCATCCGCAGTGGCATGACCACCGCCAAGCGCGAAAAGCTCGATGCGCTGCCTACGGACAGCGAACTGACAACGACGCTGAACGCAATGACGCGCCACACCCGCCTCACGGATTTCGATCTCAATGTGCTGAAGCAGGCGGTGGCCGACCAGAACCTTGAGAAGTACGGTCTGAAGGTGGGCGATCAGAAGACCATCAACGGCTATACCTACGTCATCGCAGACCTGAACACGATGAAGGGTACCTCGACACCCTATCGTGTCACCGCCAACCACGTCGGCCTGGTCGTTATTCCGCATACCACTACAAAGTGGAACGCATCAGGTAACACATCGACAGGTGCCGACAATCGTGGGGCTGGTTACAAGAACTGCGACCTGCACGACTACTTGAAGACGACGGTGCTGCCACATGTGCAGAACGACCTCGGAGCAGCCAACCTGATTGCGCACTCGAAGTTGCTGACCAATGCCGTGAACGCTACAGGCTATAACCGCTACGGATCCAACACAGGATGCTCAAGCGGCTGGGAGTGGGTGGCAGACCAGTATATCTGCGCACTGTCAGAAGTTCAGGTGTATGGTGCTACAGTATGGAGCTCGTCAGGCTACGACACCGGCGAGGCATGTCGCCAGTTGGAGGTATTCCAGCATTTTAGCCACACAGAGATTTTTGGTAGCGAGTATCCGTGGTTGAGAGATGTGGTTTCAGCGTCCGACGCGGCCGGTGCGCACGACGACGGCGCCGCGGGCATTGACCCCGCGTCGTATGCCCTTTACGTCGCTGCGCTAATCCTCTTCCATTAAACATTGCGCGGCCTTGTGCCGCGCCATGTTTTGGTTTTACATATATAAATTAACGAAAAAGCAGACAAAAATGAGCGTACCAAAAGGCAAACGTGGCAAAAGCAAGGTAGAGTTCGAGATGACCTACTTCAAACTTGCCGACGGGCTCGACAGTCTCGTCGAGAACTATTTCTGGGCAGAGTACGAGACCATTCAGAAGCATAAACTCTTCATCCGTCTCCGAGCTGAAGCCATCGAGAAACTCACCGACGAGCTTGTCTTCCACATCAAGATTGCCAACTCCGTATATCCGACCTGTATGGCGGAGTGGGAGGAGCGTCGTGTCGAGATGGGCAAGGCCATCGGTATCTGCTACGCCTTGCTTACCCATCTCCAACGCGTGATGATGAGACTTAGGATACCCGACAACAAGTACACCGACGACATCAAGAACGTGGTGAGGATGATTAACTCACTCAAGGCGTGGCGCAAGAGCGATAACGCCCTCAAGTCTGCTCTGGCGAAAAAGCAACAACAATGAAAACTGGTTTGTCTCTGATTGTGGTTTCAGCGTCCAACGCGGCCAATGCGAACAACAACGGCAACGCGAACAATAACACCGCGTCGAATGCCAATTACGTCGCTGCGATTAATCTCTGCGCAAGCACACTGACACATCGGCTCACAGGAGTCGGCACATATCAGGTTCAGAGGATTAAGGAGAGGCAGGCCATCCACGGAATGGTGGTAAATTCGCGGGGTGACGCATCCCGACACGTCGGATGATGCTATCAGCACCCCGCATTTTTAGAACAAACGAGAAATGGCAACATTAGAACAACTCATGGAACTTCAGAATCTGAACGAATGCGCCTGGGAGTGTACCCGTCAGAGCCGATGGAAAGAGAGTACACAGAGGTATCTCTCGGATATGTTGCAGAAGAATATGGAACTGCGAGAGGAGATACTCAGTGGTCAGTACCGCGTCAAGCCGACCATCGATTTTACGCTCAACGAGCGCGGTCACATACGCCAGATCGAGGCCCCGGTGGTGCGCGACCGTATCGTGCAGAAGTCGCTGATGAAACATGTTCTCATACCCTCACTCGCGCCATATCTTATCTACGACAACTACGCCTCACTGAAGAATCGCGGCACCTCGTTTGCACGCAAGCGTTTTGAGGTGATGCTTCACAGGTATATCAATAAATACGGCACCGACGGATACATCATGATGATAGACGTAAAGAAATACTTCAATAACATCGACCACGACGTGCTAAAGCGGCTCATCGCGCCACGGCTCAAAGATCAGCCAGCCGACGTGATGCAGCTCATTCACTACGTCATCGACACCTCGTCGAAAACTGGCAAAGGATTGAATCTCGGCAGCGAGTGTCCACAGATATTCGCCATCTATTATCTTAACCCCGTCGATCAGTTCGTCAAGGTAGTGAAGGGTGTGAAGTATTACGGCAGGTATATGGATGATATTTTCGTTATCGGACGCTCGAAGGCCGAACTGCGGACGCTGCTCACAGAGATAGAGGCAAAGCTCGCAGAACTGTTGCTGGATGTGAACCACAAGAAGACACACATCGTGAAGCTGCGCCACGGCTTCACCTGGTTGCAAATCAAATATACAGTGGAGGCGACGGGCCACATCACGAAGGCGATGAGCCACAACAAGATTGTGCGCGAGCGTCGCCGGTTGAAAGCGTTTCGAAGAATGTTAGACATCGGAAAGATGGATGAGCAGCAGATATGGGAGGCTTATCAGTCATGGCGTGGAACGGTGATTATCGATCACAACGCATGTCTCCATTCTGTCGCCAGTATGGATGCGCTCTATAACAGTCTGTTCCCGCCATATCAGGAACACCCGCGCCAGAAGCGCAGCGACGTCGTGCGCCAGGTGAACAGAGAGGCAGAACCTATCGACTTTGAATATATCAATGAAATACACATACAGTCACACCACGCTGATAATTGAAGAACACGACGGTGTGTTGGTGGCATCATGGGAGTCGCGAAGTAAACCTACAACCGCTTTTTGTCCGAATGATAGAAGACAAAAAGAGAAATAGATATGAACGAACAAAAAGACACTGGCTTGAAGTGGCTGAGCATTGATGCCATCCACGCGCACTGCCGCATCGACATAAACTGCGAGGACGCAGAACTGGAGCAGATGGGTATTGCTGCCGAGCAAGCCATCCTCGACCTGACGCGGCGCACCTACGAAAATTTTGTGGATACCTATGGCCGCATTCCAGACCCCATCTTCAACGCCTCGCTGTTGCTGGTGCAGAACCTCTACAACAACCGCGATGCTGACGACACGCAGAAGAAGGAGGCGTCGCTCTACGGCTTCGACCTGTTGCTGAAGAACTACATGTGTCTTTCAGGTGGCACACCTATCCATGTGGAACGCGACGGGCTGATTGACAAGTTGACCGTAGTGCAGACAGAGTTCGATTTCGACTTTGGCGAGATCACAGAACCGACGGATGAACTCATCGAGGCATACGACACGCAGCGCAGGAACATGGCGGCACTCTACAACCGCTATGCCTTCATCGAGAAGCCCACGTCGTACATCTGCCAGAAGTTCCGCGAGGCCATCGCCAAGGCGAAGGAGGACTGCGACGAGATTATCAACCGACAAAACGAATAGGCTATGGGGTACAGTGCAGGATTTCTTCATGACATCATCCAGCCGCTCAACCGCAAGGAGGCGGTGGCGGGCAAGTACGGTCTCGACTCTGCGGGCATCGAGTGGGAGGAGGTTGGCTGTCTTCATGCCAATGTGGACTATCAGCGCGGCAAGTCGGCGATGAATGCCGGTAGCCTCGATGCCTATGCCGTCAAGATCGTCCGCATGAGGTGGACGAATGTGTTCAACGAGCGCAGCCGAGTGAAGTATCTCGACAAGACGTATCAGATCATCCCCGAGACGTGGAACGCAAACCACCGCGAGAATACGCTGCAATTCCTGATGCAGTTAGTAGTAAACGATAAATAACCCAGAAGATATGAAACAAACCATCGCAATCATTCATTTCAACACCCCGGAACTGACCGAGGCTTGCATCCTGTCGATAAGGAAACATGGCTGCGACTGGCCTGTGGTGGTGTTTGACAATTCGAGGGAGGTGACGTGGCCCGCAGGCGAGGGGATGCCAGGAAGAACCATCGAGGCGCACCCGTTAACCCGACGGATGAAGGGCGTGAAGGTCATCGACAACACCAAAGGCCAGGTGATAGACTTCGAGAGCACGCTGGCGGCATTCCCGAACCGTTTGCAGGCTCATGCAGCGGTCAACGGCTGGGGCTCGGACTGCCACATGATGACGGTTGACAAGCTCTTCGACCTGCTGCCCGACGGGTTTATCCTCGTGGAGAGTGACGTGCTGATCAAGGCCGACATCCGTCAGATGTGGCGCGAGGAATATTCCTTTACGGCCTACGTCCAGCGTCAGCAGCGCGGCAACAAGTTCGGCATGGGACGCATCCTGCCGATGCTGTGCTATCTCAACGTCCCGAAGTTCAAGGCAGAGGGCGTGCGCTACTTCGACCCCGATAGGTCATGGATGCTGCACCCCGACGAGAACGACAAGCGCAACTGGTACGACACGGGCGCATCGCTGCTCGAAGACGTGCTCTCACATCGCCCACGGCTGAAAGGCTTGCACGTGGATATTCGCCCGATGGTGGAGCACCTGGGCGGCGCATCGTACAAGACACTGAAAGGTCAGGCCGAATGGCTGACACAGCATCGCGCACTCTGGGAGACGGAAACGCCATCAAAAACGATTGGTAAACCCAAAACCGCAAAACGCACGACTA